CCACTGTGACCACAATTGGGTCGCTTTCCAGCGACCTGTGTTATGAAGTCATTGCACTTCTGTTGGAGGCGATTCCCGAATTGCTTCCAGTCATCATTGCACTGCTAGTTCTGCTTGTTGGAACTGGTTTTTTCAAGTGCATTCTCGTTCCAGCAATGGAGCGAAGAGCCTTGAGAAAGGCGTCGGTAAAAATACCGCCGGGCAAAAACATAGTCGATATCATGTCGACGGCGATTGAGTACGTCGTTGAGAACGGGAAACTGTATCAACGATTCACCCATAGGGATGAGATTCTATCTTTTGAAGTCCCCATTACTCAGATCGGCTATCTTAGCGCACCTCCCGCACGAACGAGTGGAGGCCCGCTTCAAGAAGCCATCCTTAGTGGATCAGGACTGGGAGGACGAGAACTCAATACCCCTTTAGACGGAGATTTGAGAATTTACGACTCGAATCATGAGTTTAAAGGTTCGGGGACTCGCATCGGAAACCACCTATCAACGGCCATGCACGTTCTAGACAACCTCAAGAAAACTGGACATCGGACTTTTTACATTTCTAAAATGGGAGATTTAACCATGTATCCAGTAGGGGAAATCAGATTGATTGCGAAAATTCCGTATTTGGACCAGGTGTACTTAGCTGTACCTGATTCATTGTGGTCGATTGCGCACATTAAGGCGTCACAAGTTGAGTCGGATTTTAATTCCGATTCCTCGTACATCCAGATGAGTCATTCGCAACCTGACGGATCTGTCCTCCTTAATTCAGGAAATATGGAGAAAGGCAAGACACCTTTCTACGTAAGTGAGTTCATTAACACGCGTCCTGGAGACAGCGGGGGAGCCATTCGCAATGGCAAGGGCAAGCTGGTAGCCATTCACCTCGGTACTGTTGAGAGTAAGAAGAACAATTACGGTTCAATTCCTTTCACCAGTAAGCGACTCCATCAGTGTGAGTCGACCCACAGACCCGGATTACAGGAAACTTTTCAGTTCCGGGAGTTGCGGGAGCATGCCGAGAGAGAATTCGACTACTGGCGTCGCCAGCATGAAGATATGTTGGATAAGTTGGACGACTACGAGGATGGTTATTCCTCCTTTTATTCGTCCTACCAGGCGTTCATAGAAAACTTAGAGGATCACGGTTATACCTACAATGATGGGGAACTGTATATGCTCGACAGCGATTATATGAGGGAGTCAAAGAACTTTGACGCATCTGCGTCCAAGGGTATTAAGATTCCCGTCTGGTTGGATCCGAAAGCTTTCGATTTCGACAAGCTCGGAAGTATATGGTTCCCAGTAGTCATAGACTCCCGCCCATGGTACGAGCACAATTTGAGCTCGTTTTCATACGGACGCGGTGAAGTCATGACGAAAGAGCTACGCGAGAAACTCAATGCTTCTCGTATTAAATTCAACTCTGCAAAGCCGGCCCGGACATTATCTTTGTTAAGGCCCCACACCCCGGAATTACAGGCGGAATTGGAGCAAGTAAAGACGTTGCTGTCCGAAGTTCGGAAAATGCACCTTGAAGCTACCAAGATGAACCTAATTTCCGATGAGGCTTACAAGAAAGCCGTGGAAGTCACTAAGAAGCAGAGGGAGGAGCGGTTACAAGAGCGAAATGCTGCCAAACGCCTCATGTTGTTGAAGCAGGATGAGAAACGTGAAGAAGCAAAAGCTCTTAGAGACAGGTTAAATGAAATTCGTGCCCGTGAGAGGGAACTGGCCTTAGAAGCCAGTGAACTCAAGAAAGAGATAAAGAAAGCCATTGAACCATGGAGCGCTACAATTGCGGCCATTTCTCCCCCGGAACCCATCAGGGGCCCGGTGGTTGAGAACGACCCCAAACTCGAACTCATAGCTGAGGAGACGGAGGTGAAAACCGACGATCTCCTTGAACGGCTTAGAGCACTAGAGGAAAAGCTCTCCGCTCCTGCCCCTCCACTCTCACTTGATGAAGAAGAGGAACATTTAAACGAGCGAGGTCTCCGTACGATGTCGGAGACATTAAAAGAAAGTACATCGAAGTCGCCGAAATCTTCTGGTACTCGAAAGAGAAACAGGAAGAAATCGAAGGTTCCCGCGGTAAGCGTGGAGCCGTCTACAAGGTCGGAGCCACAACGGTCCCTAATAGGAGCGTTTATTCCGAGCCCAAGGCCAAAACCGCTCAGCTCCAAGAAGCCGAGCGGCTTGAGCCGCTCTTAAGCGGCAAGGCCTTTCCGCCAAGGGGAGGTATACCCGAACAACGAGCGTTTGCTGCTAACAACAGAAGACGCGAGTTGTCCTCCCAGGCGGAAGAAGGCGACTTGAAACGGGCGCGGGACTATGTGTTGGCTAACACGGCACATTGTCCCACACCGGACGGGCTGAGAGGCTCTTTTCCACACGTCGATGATAGGAAGATATACGAAGTACTTCTCGATGTTAAGAGAACCTCCAGCCCGGGCTTCCCCTATTTTCACATTAGTGGAACTAAGGGAAAGCTAGTGGATACACAATTCCAGGAACTCATCCCTTTAATTCAGGAACGATTGCGCAAGCTCGCGATGACCCCTAATAAAGAGGTTAGAAGAATGTCCCCCATGGAGCTAGTCCAACAGGATTTCGCTGACCCAGTGAAAACCTTTGTGAAAAACGAGCCCACTTCCTTGAGTAAAATCGAAGAAGAGAGGTGGAGGATCATAATGAATGAGAACATCATACACGAAGTTGTTCAGAAACTAGTGTTTGGCCCTCAGATGAAACTGGAAATCGCAAACCACAAGACCAATGCGTCTAAGCCCGGCATGGGCTTAGCGACAGACGAACAGGCCCGTGAGGTCTGGGACCACGTCATTACGATGGATCCTGGACTGGCTACGGCTAGTGATTCTGATATCTCTGGTTTTGACTGGAATATGAATGTGTGGATGTTCGAAGAGGCAATGAAAATACATATCGAAAGATCGGGTTCTCAACCTGACTCTATGTATGCCAACCTTTGTATGAACATCATCCACATTTTAGCGAATTCAGTGTATCTCACTTCCGACGGTTCCCTCTTAGTTTTGGAGGAGCCGGGTGTCATGAATAGCGGAGCTGCCGTTACGTCCTGGCTCAACTCGACCATTCGAGTTATGCTAGGAATCTACGTAGGCCACCAGTGGATTATTGCCATGGGTGATGACGCAGTTCACAATTGGATCGATGAAGCCTTTGCCAAGTACAAATTCTACGGACTCATAGTCAAGAATTTCGACAAGAGCAAGGGCGACAGTTTCAATTTCTGTTCTCATGACATTTATCCGAGTAGGGCCGTCCCC